TACCTTACCAGGGGCTGCCAATACCTGGAAAGGCTTAAAGGCACCTAGCGCCTTCGAAATGCTAGGCAAAAATTCGGGTACCCTGCAGCCTATGAACAAAGCAGGGCGGTACTAAGCGGCAGCGCTTAAACTGCAAAGGGGACGCTATGAATAAACAAATCAAAAGGCTACAAAAATTACTTACGGACGGTAAACTTACTGCAGCTGAGTACGCAGCAGACCTTAAAGACCTGTTAGACGATGAACTGATTAAGCAGGACGAATTCGACGGGGCGAAAGACTTCGAGGTAGAAGACGAAGACAGCAAGCTAATTTTTAGCCAGACTGACTTAAACAATCAGCTTCTACCTAAAGCACGTAACCTAGTCAAAAAGGCTTTAAAAGATGCTGGCGTCAACTTAGACAACATCGAAAATAAAGACTTACTTTCGACCTTCGGAAATCTAGCTTTGCAAGGTCAGAAAAAAGGTAGTTTAACAGTGGACGAAGCGGGGCTTAATGACTTGCAGAAGAAGGCGAAGCAATTCGACGACCTGCAGCCTAAAGTAAAAGCTTTAACGCTGGAAAACGCGGTACTGAAAGCAGCAGGGTCTTACAAACCTGTGAACCAGAAGCAAGTAGTACGAGCGCTGGAAGACTACAAAGAATTCCTAGAGTATGACGAGGACGAGAACCTTGTACCTTCGTCTATTGACAAAGCACTTAAGAAGTTAGCCGTAGCGGAACCGAATCTATTCACAAACGCCGCAGGAGGTAACCAACAAGACGACCCAGACGACGAGAAACAGCAGCAGTCGGGCTTCCAGGGTAAACCACCAGGCGGCGCAGGTACAGGCGTAGGAAAAGACCAGGAGAAGCAAGCTGCTAAAGTAGCAGAAGCCTTGTCTATGATGGGCATTACTAAACAAAAATAAGGGGGCATTATTCACATGGCAAACAATGATTTAACTACACGTCGCCACGCGGCAGAAGCAGCGCGCGAGATTAAAGCTAGCGCGCATTACACGTACGTAGTAAACGGTATTACTTTAGATGGGTCGAAATTCGCACCTGGGGAACTTGTAAAAGAGGGGACTTGTTTAGTACGTGACGACGCAACGAAGAAATACGAGAAATACGCGGCTACTATGGTCGGCAAAAGTACGCCGATGATTTTAGACGAATCTATCAAGTTCGTAACTACTGACCTGGGTGTTAATCCAGACGTAACAGCAGGACAAGTATTAGTACACGGCGCTGTTTATAACGGCATGTTAATCGGGGTAGATGCAGCATTTAAAACAGCTGTAGGTACGGCTATTCGCTTTGTGCAAGGGTAATCTACTAAAAATCATACAGAATCTTAAGGGGGCATTATAGAATATGGCAGGATTAGCGCAGTATTCAGATTTTTTCACAAATCCAGTATTCACGAACACGATTAAAGAGGTACCAGTAGACGCAGCTTATATCGGACAGCGTTTCTTGCCTATCGAAGAAACATACGAAATCGACTTTAACGAAACGGTAATGGAACGTCAGCAAGACATGGCGGACTTAGTAGACAGCGGGGCAGAATTACCATTAACTGACCGTGACCCACTACGTCGTGTGTCTGGTGAAATCGCAGACATGGGTCAATCGTACATCGTTACGAAAAAAGAAATGGCTGCATTGATGGACAAAGGTAACCCAGGTCGTCGTAAAATCGCAGAAAGACAATTGCTAGGTAAAGCAGCAACTGTGAAGAAAAATATCGACGCACGTATCGAGTGGTTACGCTGGCAGGCACTAGGTAACGGCGTAATGACTTACGACAAAGCGGGTATCATTTTAGGTCATGACTTCGGTATCCCAGCAGGGAACAAAGTTACAGCTGGAACACGCTGGAACGACGTAGGCGCTACTATCATGATGGACTACGAGAAATGGGTACAAGATTACGTAGATTTAAACGGCAAATCGCCAGATGTATTCGTAACAGGTATCGGCGCTATTCGTGCAATCATGAACGACGCAGGCGTACGTAAATCTGTATCTGGTCTTGCTGACAAGATGCTTACTATCGCTGAGTTAAACGACTTCTTAGTAGGGCGCCAAATGCCCCGCATGGAATCGTTCGACACATCTGTAGCGTACCGCGATGTAAATAACCAGGGCACACGCGTACAGCAGCGCTTACTAGCAGCTAACAAAGGCGTCTTCTTATCAGAGGGCGGCGAAATTGGTACTCAGCTTCTAGGTCCTACTGTAGAGAACAACATGAACCCAGGAATTTACGCCCGCAGCTTCACGGAAAATCGCCCTATGCGTGAAATCGTAGAAGTAGTAGCGGCATCGTTCCCGAAAATCATGGACCCGAACTTAATTAAACAAGCGGTAATCTTGCTGTAATAGATTCATAGCGGGGCAGTCTTAAGCTGTCCTGTATCTTATTTTTGAGAGGGGCAGAATAGAACATGTCGAAAGCAATTACAGTCACATTACTATCAGCAGTCACTTTTAACGGGGCACACCTGGAAAAAGGCGACGTAGTAGAATTATCGGAGAACAGCGCGAGGTCATTAATCGCAGAAGGCGGGGCGGAAGCGTCAGAAGCCACAGGAAGCGATTTAAGCGGGTCGGAAGATACAGGCACACAAAAGCCTACTGACGATGAAACAGGCGACCAGGACGAAGCCCTAGCGATTCTGACAAAGGCTTTAGACGACAAGTACAAAAACCGCATACCAGAGTTAAAAGAACATGCGGTAGCTGCAGATATTCAATTCGCACACGACGCTACGAAAAAAGAAGTTATCGAAGCGGTATTAGCAGCTGGGAAAGGCGACATAATCCTAGCAATTTAGTGAGGAGGGCTTTACTTGTTATTGCCACTTAACGAACTACCCGAATACCTACCAGAAGCTATCGCCATGTCGACAAACGACCAGGCGAAGTTCTTAGCGCGGGCTAATACTTACTGCATAGGTATTATAGGCGGCGTACCAATATACACCCCCGAATACCCTGCAGAACCTGTTAAAACAGCTGTAGCGCTGGCGTATGAGATTTTCGCAGAAGGTCAAACAGCCCAGACAAACCCTGTAAACGGCAGCATAACCGAAGCAGCCCCTACAGGGTTTTATGTAAGAAAAGCAGATAACCCGCTGGACGTAGTGGATAAAATGCTTATGGCGTACTCCATTTACTTTAAACGTACGACGATTATCGTCACGGACGCTGCTAATGGCGTACAGTTCCTGTAATGGCTCGTAACAAGCACCTGCAGATTGAGGGGCTAAAAGAGTGGCAGCAGGGGCTTACACAGATGCAGGGTCCAGCGTTAGAAGGAATGAAAGACCGCGTCTTACGTACTACAGCTTTACGGATTCAAGAGTACTTAGACGACCTTACACCCGAAAGGTCTGGAAGACTTAGGGAAAGTATGAGTATGGGCGACCCGAACAATGTTTTCGAACTGGCTGTAGGGAAAAATTCATACGTCGTCACAGGTACAAATGTAGAATACGCAGAAGCTGTTAACGATGGCTTCGAGCAGAAAAAAGGGCGCTTTGTTCCTGGCGAATGGAAAAGCGGAACCTTTCACTATATCCCAGGCAATAAAACGGGCATGGTGCTTAAAGGGAAAGTCATACCAGGGGCTAGAATGTTTGATAAGGCTATGGACTATGTCGAAGAGGACATGGACACCATTATCGAATTTGAATTTAAACGCTTGTATAAACAATTATTCGGATAGGGGGTAGCTTATGGGATATATGCAGGAATTAGACGCTTTGGGGCGCTGGGTCTTCCAGGTCGCGGGTCTGAAAAGCCATAGATTAAGCGCAGCACCGCCCCAGGTCGCCCGCCCTGTAATCCTATGGGAAGCCCCTAGCCGCACCAGGGGGCGTAACCTGGGAAACTATCACTACAAAAAGTCTACGTCGCAGTTCGGCAAGCTGTATGTGAACAATCTGAGCCAACTAGCAGACCTAGTAGACTTACTAGAAGCTGACTTAGGGTTTAAGTTCGAAGGCTTACCCGTGTACGAAAGTGACCAGGTAGGCGCTCAGCAAGTAGGTACACTTCGGAAAGTTGAATTAGATGTTAGTTCGTCGCAAGTCGTCGACATACCGATTACGATTAAGTACGAAGTTATCTACAGCCGACCACTGCCACTAGCAGCACCTGGGGCAACCAGAGTAGAAACAAGATTAAGGGGGGCGCTACGAAATGAGTAGTCGAACTAGGAAAAAAGAGGTAGAACCAAAAGAAGTCGAGGTAAAAGCTGTAGAAGCGGTAGAAGTAGAGCAAGTACCGCGCTTTTCTAAAGCAGATTTAATCGCTAGCGCTGCTACCTTCGGCGTAATGCCAGAGGTAGCAGCTGGGGCATTTTTTCACGTAGAAGATGCGACAGAAGCAGAAGCGAAGCAGTTAATTACGGACTTCTTACAGAAACCTAAAGAAGTCGTAAAAGAGGGGGCTAACTAATGGCAGGGACTTACAGACAAGGCGAAAGTAAAATTCTTTCTGGCGTCTATTCACGAATTCAAGCAGCAGTAGCAGCAGTAGAAGCTGGGGCGCGTGGTATTGTGGCGTACCCTTTCACAGCAGACTGGGGACCACTTAATACATTAACGCCTGTCGCTTTGCAGACAGAATTCGACGCAACATACAACGCTGCAGCGTCTACGCACACAGCTAAAGGTATTTACACGCACGGCTTTAAAGCACGCCCGAATATGGTACTTGCCTACCGTATGGGGTCAGCGTCAGCAGCTAAAGGTATCGCATTATTGAACGACGCAGCAGCAGCGAAGTCTTTAGAACTCGAAACGCTTTACCCGTCAGCCCGTTCGTTTGTAACGGCTGTAAAAGACCGCGTAGGTGGTGGTAAAACTATCGAGATTACAGAGGGTGGTAAACTGCTAGCTTCATTCGGTGGGGCTACAGTGGCTGAGCTATCAGCAGCTGTTAGCGTATCTGACTTTGTCC